CATCAGTTACCCCTATTATCTCCGCTCGTAACTTCCTTCCCTTTTCACAATCAGAGAACACCCTAACTAATCCATGATTCTCTTCAATAAATCCTCTATCGTGGCACTTCTCACACTTCATTCTCTAATCCTTTTTCCAGGATGTGCAGGACAACCATTCTCATACCATTCACAACCCTCCCCCCAGCATCCGTACCTAGCATTGAACCACTTTATCCTTTCATGTAAAATACTCGCATCCGCACAGCTGCTTTCTTCAAAAAAACTAGGACCAACAGGTTCATTAGACCCTGCTAAGAGAATCGGACATACTTTTATTCCATTCACTTTCTGCTCCCTTATATTTGCTTACCAGCAAAGCCAATACCCTGTTCACTTAACTTTGCCTTCAAGCTATCAGGTATAGCATCCCAAGCTAGACTAGCTGCTTTCTGTGTTGCCTCAGGGGAGGTAGAGTGCATCGCTAGAATAAACATCCTCTGCTCAGCATCATAATAGATTATACGCCCAGCAACATCCATTCTAACCCCACTCAAGCATTCAGTCAGTTCTAAGTGTAATTCCTGAACTTTCTCTAGCCCCATTCTCCTTTATCTCCTTTTTTACTTATACTCTCCCGAAACTGTTTTAATACCCTGGTTAAGGATACTTCAGGATTGCTCTCAGCCGTTTTGCTTAAGGCATCAAGAGCCTCGGCAGGGTCGTTCACACCTAAAGTTAAAAGTGCTATCTGTTTAACATCTTCGGACTCCCCTAACTCTGGCATAACCTGTAGTATCTGCGTGAGTGCCGTCGCAGCTTGCAGAACATCCGCAGGTGCTATCGCAGGGAAGTCCATATCAACATACCACTTGTCAGGCGCTATCCCTGCGTGCTCTAAAATAATCTCATTTATATCCTTATACGTATCAGCCCAGATAGACTGATAAGACTGAAACATCTTCATCATCGGTAGTTCTACCGTTTTAGCTGTAGCTAGATTCCCTATCGAAATGTCACCAAAATACTGTTCGGGTATGCCCACGGCTGCGCATATCTGAAGCTTAATCATCCTGCCGTCTTGATAGGCAGCCGAAGCGCCCGATTCTGTCTTAATCGGTGTAGTATCCGAGCCTAAGTTCTCTAACAACTGAGAGCCGGCAGCAATTTCCTTTTGATTCGTCTTCGCTTTGATAGCATCTACCGCAGTCTGTCCTCCCTTAACCTTTGTCCTCCACGCAAACCGAGCCAATGCAAGCATAACCGCTATACGAGACGCTAAAAACCTGCGGTATTGTTTTATCCAATCTAACGCAGGTAAGAGTAAGGGATTCCCCCGCTCAGAAATGGTGTTATAAGCTAAATGGTACACTAGAGCATCGTCAGTCTGTGATACACTTTTGCCGTAAGAATCAAGGGCACTTACACCCTTTATGTTATCTGTAGAGCGGTAATAGTCTGTGTGACCCTTCCCCTGGGCATCAGACCAGTCCCGCTTATAGAACATCGCCTTCTCTTTATCATCAGAATCGGTGATTATCTCGGTTATCTCCAACGGGTCGATAAACCTGACTATGGACTCATTCGCCCCCAAGAATAAAGCAAAGAATATCTCCCCATCTACCAGTAACTTATTACTAGACCTGCGCTGCCCCTGTGCAGATAGGACTTTACGATTAGCCTTAGAATTCCAGAACCCCTCCAAAATTTCACTGGTAGCATTATCTTCAGAGCTCCACGTCATTCCTGTCCCAAAAGTATAGTCAGTCCACAATCTAATTGATTGCCTACCCAGTGGGTCTTTGGCGTAGTATAATCGTGATAGTTTCAGATTCGTAATGCGCTCACTGGAGGTTATTGTACCAGCAGTGCCACTTAAATTTATCCATCCCTCGTCTTCCAGTTTAAGCTCATCCTCAACTGCCTGTGTAGCTTCTCTAATAAGAAACTCCAACTCATCCCCAACTAGACGATTTGACTTTTTACCACTCATACTAACTCCACATCATTGTCTAAATCCGTACTAGTAGTAGCCATAATAGGATTATATCATTTAGTGCTCTAAATGACAAGTTTTAGTTGCCACTTGTGTTTACAGTTCAAGTTCCCTCACTGCTTCCATAGCATCATAGATTATGACCTTCTCTTCTGGCTCTGCATCTTCCAGCATCAATTCGGTTATTGCCCACACTAGCGCATCAAGTCTGTCTGGGCTCTTATCGCCCGGCACCCATTCACAGAGTTGGTCTTCAAGGTCAGGAAAGAAGCCTACATGATGAATTCTACCCTGCTCATACAATGCTGATACTGGCTCGGCTCTGGTATATTTACCACGGCTGGCATGGACTGACTTAAACGAGACATTCTTGTCAACTGTCCTGACGGTATATTCCACCATATCTCCGCCGTTATTGACTTCACCCACTATCTTATCTGCTCTGGTTTTATGGTAACCAGTTACTGCAGCCGTTGCCCACTGGTCGGGGGTGCCTTTGATTGTGAGGTCATCCAGTATATAGCCGTGCATTGTATCCCCGATTTTGGCTATACCAGCTATTATAATGCCTGTATCTGAGCTTTCCTCTTTAGCGGTAGCCGCTGGGTCTACCCCCACCACTACTCTAATCAGGTCAGGATGTTCCTTTACCCTCAGTTCATCTATCTTGTCCCGTTCCCATAAAGCATCGGGGTTATCGTCAAGGATTTCACCAGCTAATTCCTGCCTGCCTAGTCTAGTTCCCTCATACTTCCTCAGTATATAATTCAGGAAGTCAGGCGCCAGGTTATCCCTATTTTCCAGTGTATGACCTCTAGTAACCGCAGTTCTCGTATCGGCTATTAAATCCTTAATAACCTTGATAGGTCTCGGTGTGGTAGTAACCACTACCTGTGGTTGCGTTCCTATCCTCAGTCCAAACATAAGATTACCCCAGGTATCTTGAGGATATTTGAACTTACTCAACTCATCAACCCAAGCCTTCTGATGTTGCGGGCCTCTTAGTTGGTCTGGCTCATCCCCAGAGTAGATTACGGCCAATGTTCCATTCGGAAAGTTAAGCCTTCTCTTCGATGATTCGTATTCTGGCATAAACCAGGGAGGGCAGATATTTAGAATTGAGGATTCACCTATCTCAACCATCGTATCTCTAACATCGGCTTTAGTCTGCCCCACTAGAGCTATCGGGCTGAACCCGTCTCTTGCCCACTTGACTACCAGCTCAGCACCGCTCCGAGTCTTACCCCCACCTCTACCACTGAGCAACAGCCAAATATACCAGTCCCAGCCCGGCGGTAATTGCTTCGGTCTAGCCCACACTGTCCAGTCATAGAGAATTGCTTCAGCCTCTTTATCCGTCAGGCTGTTTATTACTTCCCGCCTCTTCTTCTCTGGCAGACAAGCGATTGAGGATATTAAGGAGCTTTCCCTTTGCATCGTGTTCAACCCTAAAACTCTCCCCTGCAGGATTAGCAAATTCCTGCCTCTCTATATAGCCCCTAGACTTCCCCTGGGTTTTCAAGTAGAAAATTATAGCTGTATTATCGCCAGCCTTGATTTTTGAATATAGCTTATTTTCAGCAAAGTCAAGCATAGCCTCTTTAGCATCATAGGCTGCCTGCTTAACCGAAGGAAACTCAGCTACATACCGCTTGACTGTCGTGTAACCTATCCCTGACTTAGCTGCTGCCATAGTAAGAAGCCCATTCGTTTCATGCAAAGCTTTAATTATCCTGGCCGCAGTCTCTTCTCTTTTTTTAGAAGTCCCATTTGTTCCGCTAGTCACCATCTATCCTCACACCCCAATCATCCTGCTCTATAGGTTCAATAGTCACCCTGAACGCCTTGCCCTTGAGAGTTACCAATTTAACAGCGTTAGCTATTTCCGACTCAGGTATATCTAGTTTTACCCTGGTGGCACCCTCCCCACTGATAGCAATTGCCGACTGTATATCAGATAAGCTAGCGATAAACTGAATATCCACTCTCACCCCTTAATCATTGTAGCCCACAATGGCTCAGCCCCCCATATATAAGTATACTCCTACTTGTCAAGCCCCATTTCCTTCAGGTAAGCTACTATCTTCTCCATCCCTCGGTACGGCGTTATCTCACCTCTAGCCACCTGATTTAATATG